GCCATTGCTTCTAACATCACCCCAATATCCACCCAAGCCTCCACCTCCACTTGCCAACCAAATGTTTTCATCATAGTGGTCAGATAGGCCACGCCTTGAATCAGGAACATAATTAAGAAAACAGCTAATAGGGAGGCCACGAGTGGTTCCCCCGTTACTAAGTATAGGAGTGCTAAAGCCGAACCAACCCTTACTTGAGTAGTCGTAAAGTCGCTGTGCAAGATTGTAGTCAGTATGGCCTTGATACGTTGCACCAAAGACCGATGCTCTTGCGAAGGCTTCTTGTGCATGTGTCTCATCCTCCCAGAAGTAACGATCCTTCAAAGTTTCTAAAGAAAAATTATTAAGGGTTTCTTCCCGATCATAATCAATCTGAATCCCTAAATAATCCTGTATGCCAATCTTTGATGTCATCCAAATCATCCTTCTCTGTTAATTGAGCTTGCCTGTAGCCCTTAGTTCTTGCTTTGTTTTGTTTCTTATTCTTTACTTTGTTTCTTTTATGAAACATTTCAGTCCTTTCTGCTTTCCTATCCCAACTTGTCACCCGGATGCTCCAACATGTAACGAATCAAACGCTCTTCGTACCAACGTGCCTTACGTAAGTCTTCTATAGGCTTACCTTTGTAACGACAACGCCAGTTATATTTCAGTGCATTGCCTCTTAAGTAACCGATGTACTCATCATGTGTAAGCATACCTTGGATAGCATCAATACATTCCATACCGCCGTTGTTGTAATGCTCTGGTCGGTTTACTGCGTCATAGCTCTTAGCCATAGCTTCCTCAGAGAACACTGGATGTTCATTAGGTGCGTTGTCATCATAAACATAATTCCAAGTATCAGCTACAGGTGTTGCAGGTTTTTTTCTAAGTGCATTCCACTCTTCTGGTGTTGCGTCATCAATAGTCTTCATTGCATCTCCAAGTTAATCTTATCATTACGTTTCTTAAACTCTTCAGTATCTCTAGCAGACTTGTCAATCCAACTGTCAGGGATACTGTCCTCACTAAACCATCTGAAGCCATTCGCTGTAGCCCACTCACCATGTGATCTTTTAGTACCATCTTTACGGCGCTTGGCTCCCGGCATAGGGGCTGACGGGTTAGCGAACAAGAACACCAGTTCAGTATTCGTAGGTAATATCTTCTTTACCCAGACATACTTATTGTATTCTTGAAAGTCCCAGAACCTACCCTTAGATTCAAGAAGGATCTTCTTCCTGCCGATCTTTCTAACAAAGTCAGGCTCATACTTATGCTCAATAACATATGAAACATAGTCTGTATGATGCTCCCAATCTTTAAGGATTGATTCATGCAGCACAGCTTCCCATATAGAATCATACTTACTGCCATCAGGCTTCAAGTATTTCTTAGGTCTAGGTACTCTAGGCTTGCGCCATCCAGTTTTCTTTTTAGTACTGATGCTTTGCTACTCGCTCTAGTAGATTCATATTAATATCTTCTACAGCATGACCAAGCTTAACAAGCTTCTTAATGTTCTTACGCACCCACTTAGGGCTGTAGAAGCTAAGACGTAAGGTTTTATTTGTGTAGAAATAATCTGAAGGAGGAAGATACTGATAGATGTTAGAGGTATCTAACTTACTGTGATCTTCTTCAGGGATCAAAGTCTTTAACCACTCGACTAGAACTTTGTCAGTCTGTCTGCTAATACGCTTGCAAATCTTAGGACTCATGTTAACTCCTCTACTCTAGGTTCAGATACAACTTTAGTGAAATACTTTAAACCATTTGAGTATTTAAAAGCTCTAAGACCCACACCATCATTAGCATCTGACCAACAATCATTCTTGAAGGCACAATAATTACAGCCTGTGGCTATACGCATGTTACCTTTTTTACCATCAGGTACATCAGTATAGCAGCGGGAAGGAGGTTTGTCAATAGTGAGCATGTCTTTTAGTGTTTTTATTCTTGTACTAATGTTAGGCTTAGACAGATCCCCCGGCCTTAGTAGTGCAAGCTCACCTGACTCCTTGTTGATGGCTAGGAAACCACCCTCAGACGTTCCCTCTGCCGCCTCATAGCCTGCTAACTGAGCCATGTACCCAAAGGGATCATCTACTGAAAGCGTTCCCTCAGAGAACTTTCTGAAGGCGTAGTTGGATGCAGTCTTTACATCAACAACTTCACCATCAATCTTACAATCCATGTGTCCCTTGATACCATCAACTTCTACTTCTTTCTGCTCATCTGTTACCTCATGACCAGCCATCTTTACTAGAAGAAGCAACACCTCTTCAAGCAGATGACCGTACAGGAACTTAATGTGCATGTGTGGGTGCATAGTAGAGGGTTCATCTAAGTCTCTGCGTGACTCATACCACAACTGTCGCGCAGGCTTACCTATGTTGCTCATACGCAAGCCCTTGGACTGCTTGTGCGGCTCTGCCCAGTGGACTAGCGCAGCCTTCATACGCTCTCCAAAGTCTTCTATGAGATCGTCAGAGAACTCTAGAGGTAGACCCTGTGAAAGAGCATCCAGCTTTGCGTAGATGTCAGGTACTAGATTGTCTAGATCTTTAGAAGAGTTCAAGTTGTTCTCCAGTATAAAAATAAATCATCAAGTTCAGTAACAGCTACACTAGATCCCATGTAGAACCACTCACCTCTACGTCCACGTCCCTCAATTGTTAAAGCCTTATGAGCTTTAGCCTCGGCTTCGCGCCTGTCTGTAACCTTGTAAGATTTTACAAGTTTATAATCTCTATAAGGTGAGGATGTCTGATATTGCTTTAGCCTATCCAAAGAATCTACAGCCATACCAACCTTGACCCACCCCGGAAAGGCAGGGTTATGTATAATATATACCTCACCTTCTTTAGACCTTTCATAGTTTTCTAAGGAACTGAACGCCGCATCAGTGAAGCCCTTATAGTTTCCGGGTTTATGTAGAGGATGTTCTTTAGATATGTACTTACCATCGACAAACATGCGCGTTTTGTTTTTCTTTATGTGTGACTCTAAAGACTGTCTCTCGCCTTCCCGCCTACTTTTTGCGCCTGCGTACCACCACTGCCCATCCTCAAAGTATGTGTTTTTATTAGTGGGTCGCTGACCAATCGCTTCCAACATTATACTCTCCATCTAGTGGACATTTTAAATTAAAATGAATACCTGCTTCCCTTATAGCACCCACACCAAGGTTACCTACAGTGTCAGCACTCATCTCTTCAACCTCTAACTGCCATTCATCATGTATGTTACACACAAACTTGGCGTCAAGTCCAGCTATTTTCTCATCGAGAATAACTAAAGCTTTCTTCATTACTATAGCACCGGCACCCTGTAACAGCGTGTTAAGGGCTGAGTGTTCTGAACGTACAAATAACTTACGTCCGTCTAAACCTTTGAGGTGCCCTCTTGCTGAAGCTCTTGCAACTTTATTTTTGAGATTTGTAAATGATGGAAGATTATCGAAGAAAGATTTTCTAAGTTTTGAACCAGCGTCTCTGCCTCCTCCAGCCACACTTCCAAGCTTTTCATCTCCTGCTCCGTACAACAGTGCATAGATGAATGTTTTCGCCTGATTTCTAGATTCAAGTCCTGCAAGGTGCTGGTTAGCTGTGTGTACGTCTCCGTTGACAATTTCATTTGTGTACTCCTCGTCTTCCATATAGTGTGCAAGCATACGTAACTCAAGCCCACTGGCATCAATACCCACCAGCTTGTACCCTTTAGGTACAGTCCATACCTCTCTGCACTCCTTACCATAAGGTGAGTTAGAGCTAGGTACTTGTGCCATGTTAGGCTCACGGTGAGTCATACGACCTGTGATGGTTCCGTTAGGTATCACATAACCATGCACTCTACCGTCATCCTCTAGTGCTTTTAACCAAGATTTAATCTGAGCCTCACGCTTCTGGTGCATCAGATAATCTTTTATCAATTCTGCTTGTGGTATGTCGTTTATAAGCGACAATGTTTTCTCATTAACAATTGGCCTACCGTTCACGGTAAACTCTGTAGGCTTCCATCCAAACTCAATAAGGTATTCACCTACCTGCTTTCTTGAGCTAATGTTAAAGTCCATTATGCTCTGCCTGCTGGTACTGAAGTTTGCGGGTTGACTTAGATACTCGTACTCTTCTTCAGTAAGGCGCACACCTTTACCGCTAGGAGTATCCCAAGAACCTGTCTTAGCTACAGCACCTGTACCTGTCTCACGACGATATATAAGACGCTCATCTATCTTAGGCTTGAATACCTTACCTACTTGCTCCTCAATCTTAGTCATGTTCTCACGCATAAGAGCCAGTAACATACTTGCTTTATACTCATCAAAGTAAAAGCCGTTATGTTCCTGATCCTTCATGATAGAGGCCACTTCAGTCTCTAGCTCTATTGAGTCAGGAGAGAAGCCAACACCTTCTTTCTGCAAAGCTTTATAAACCTTGACGTTGACTCCAACATCACGCTCACAGTACTCAAGCATCTCAGGTGTATAACAATCAAACTGATCAAACTCAATCTTAGCCAAGCCTAGCTTGCCTCCCCATACCGCAAGGCTG